CCCCACAATAAATCAGGTAATATGAAACTTCCAACGAACTGTTCATATTGTGATTTCAAACAAACGTGTTGGGCCGATTCAAATAATGGTAAAGGTCTTCGTACCTTTGTCTATTCTACCGGCCCTGTATATTTAACATCGGTTCAGAAAGAACCAGACGTATTCGAGGTAAAATAATGACACTCAGAGTTGTAAGCGATAATACAACCCCGCCCAGTGGTCCAGAAGATGATGCTGTAACATATCATACATATGATATTACATATAGCAATAAAGCAACTGGACTGGCAGAGACTGTTCGTGGTACTGGTTACCCCTTTATGTTGTCCGGACTTTTTAGTCTTGTGAAACTTGACGATAAGAAGAACACATACACAGAGGTTTCAGTTCCTGTAACTGAACTTATTTTAGTTCGATTGGTTAAAGATGCCACGGAAGAAGCGTAAACGACCACCGAAAGGTTATCGTTCTGGCTTTGAGAAGATAGTCGCTGATAAACTTACTGACCTTAAGATTGATTATGAATTTGAGAAAATCAAAGTTCCATACATTCTTGAGCGTAAGTATGTCAGCGACTTTTCTTTTGATGGTATCCTTTTGGAAACTAAAGGGTACTTAAGAAAGGGCGATATCACAAAAATGAGAGCTGTTAAAAAGCAACATCCTGACCTTCGTATTGTCTTTTTATTTCAATCTCCAGATAAGCCCATGTCTGGTTCAAAGACAAACCCTCCAACAACACACGCTCAGTGGGCAGAAAAGAATGGGTTTGAATGGATAACAATAGATCAACTAGAAACTTTGAAGCCGTCTCCAACCAAATCGAAAAGATTGCGAACTACTTAGACGCTTGGGGATACACATTTGACGCAGCTACTTTTAGACGAGTAGCTACAGATTTAAAAACAGGGCACAACAGAAGGCCCGTACCACAACCACGCTACTTTCAGGAGTTCTGATGGGCAAGACACACTTACTAATTCCCGATAGTCATGCTACGCCGGGACATCATAACAAACGCTATGATCTTTTAGCAAAACTTATTATTGATCTTAAACCGGACACAGTGATTGACATTGGGGATTGGTGGGATATGTCTAGCCTTTGCTCTTATGACAAAGGTACTAAGGGCTTTGAAGGCCGTCGTTACAAAGCTGACGTAGAGGCTGGTATTGATGGTCAAGACCGTATCTACAGCAGACTTCGAGCTCGTAAAAAGAAACTACCAAGATTTGTTAGATGTCTTGGTAATCATGAAGAACGTATTAATAAAGTCATTGATAGAGACCCAGTACTTGAAGGTACAATGGGTACTAAAGACCTTATGTCCAGAGAGTACGGTTGGGAAGAATATCCCTTTAAATCTGTGGTGAATGTCGATGGAATTAACTACTCCCACTACTTTACATCCGGCGTCATGGGACGACCAGTTGCTTCCGCCCGATCTCTCTTGGCTAAGCAGTATTCCTCGTGTTCAATGGGACACGCGCATACATTCGATTATGCTACTGCCAGCAACACAGAAGGAAGAAAGATTCACGGGCTTATCTGTGGAGTCTTTCAGGATTATGACCCGAAATTCGCTGATGGAAGCAGCCATTTATGGCGTAGGGGTGTGTGTATTAAGCACAACGTCAACAACGGAGACTACGACCTAGAGTGGGTTTCCATGAAGAGGCTTTATGAACTTTACGGAAGGTCTTAAACAATGGATAAAGACGTACCACACGGGAGTTACACCATCACTTATGATGGAAAAATTAAGACTTCAGAAGGAGGTCTTAAGCACGTTGAAGTCGATAAAACAAACGTAAAGAGACAAAAGCATTATGAACAATATGAAATTCAACCTGTGGACTATATTGTGGCTACGCTTGGACCCGGCTGGTTGGTGGGAAATGTAATTAAGTACGTAATGCGTTACAACGAAAAGAACGGTAGGCAGGATATTCTTAAAGCTATGCACTACCTAGAAATGTTATTGAATCATGTAGACGGAAGAGGACCAAGAGATTATGGCACGGAAACTAAAACCTAAACGAGGTGTCCCTTACTTTATCGAGTGGATAGATGCCTCTGCTGCACCAAATAAGTGGCAGAGCCATGAAGAAATTGATGAGATGTTCGATGAAGATTATATTGTCTGGACACTCGGTTGGTTTCATAAAGAGACAGAGAACTATTATATTTTCTGTTCTACTGTGTCAAAAGCAAATGATGCTAAGGCTGCCGTCTGGGCGATTCCAAAGGGTATGATTGTTAGATTAAAAGAGGTAAGTTATGGATGATTTCCAAATGTTCATCGCACAGTCTAAGTACGCGCGATGGTTAGAAGATGAAGGCCGACGAGAGACGTGGGAAGAAACAGTAAGACGTTATATCACTTACGTTGAAAAATATATTGGTTCAACAATTGGTATTGATGAGGCTATTCTATCTGACACAATTGAATCTCAGAAGTCTATTCAGAACCTAGAAGTAATGCCCTCTATGCGCGCTCTGATGACCGCTGGACCGGCTCTAGAGCGTTGCAACGTAGCAGGGTACAACTGTGCTTACTTGCCTGTAGAGAGCCTTCGTAGCTTCGATGAAGCGATGTATATCCTGATGTGTGGTACTGGAGTTGGTTATAGTGTCGAAAAGAAATACACGAATAAGTTACCGATCATTAATGAACATTTTGAACGATCTGACACCGTTATTAAGGTTGCAGACTCTAAGGCTGGATGGGCTAGATCGCTTAGAGAACTTATTTCATTACTCTATTCTGGACAGGTCCCTCAATGGGACGTATCTGCGTTACGACCCGCAGGAGCTCGCCTCAAGACTTTTGGAGGAAGAGCAAGTGGTCCTGAACCTCTGGTCGCCTTATTTGAGTTCACCACAACTCTTATTACTCAGGCTAAAGGACGACGCCTCAGACCCATTGAATGTCACGACCTTATGTGTAAGATTGCTGAAGTCGTAGTTGTTGGTGGTGTAAGACGATCAGCTATGATTAGTTTGTCTGATCTTGATGACACTGAGATGGCTCGGGCTAAATCAGGTACATGGTGGCAGACACATCCTCACAGAGCATTGGCAAACAACAGTGCTGTGTACGATGAGAAACCTAGTATTTCTAAATTTTTAGATGAATGGAAAGATTTATATGAATCAGGAAGTGGTGAAAGAGGTATCTTCAACAGATACGGAACTCGTAAACAGGCTGAAAGAAATGGACGCCGATCAGTTGATGGCATTGATTTTGGCACTAATCCTTGCTCTGAGATCATCCTTAGACCCTACCAGTTTTGCAACCTTACAGAAGTGGTTGTTAGAAGCGACGACACACTCGAAAGCCTTAAGAGAAAAGTACGAACAGCAACATTCCTCGGCACCGTCCAAGCTTGTTGGACTGACTTCAAATATCTTAGACGCATCTGGGCAACCAATTGCGAAGAAGAAAGGCTCCTTGGTGTATCCTTAACAGGTCTATACGATAATCTTGATGTATGGGAGCATCTTAAGGAATTAAAACAATATGCCATCGATTGTAATGCAGAATTTGCAACATTATTTGGTATCAATCAATCCTGTGCGATTACGTGTGTTAAACCCAGTGGTACTGTTAGCCAACTTGTTGACAGCGCTTCTGGTCTTCATCCTCGTCACAACGAACATTATATTCGCACAGTAAGGTCTGACAACAAAGACCCAATGACACAGTTCCTTCGGGATCAAGGTGTTCTCTGGGAACCAGATGTAATGAAACCTTATGATACTACAGTCTTTTCTTTCTACAAGAAAGCTCCTGATGGTGCAGTCACTCGTAAAGCCCTTCCTGCTATTATTCATCTTTGGGACTGGCTTGAAATTCAGAATGAATGGTGTGAACATAAACCTTCTGTGACTATTAATGTAAAAGAAGACGAGTGGGTTGAGCTTGCTGGTGAGGTCTATAAGAACTTTGATCAGATCACTGGTGTAGCATTCTTACCATTTAGTGACCACGTTTATAAACAAGCGCCTTATCAAGACATCTCAAAAGAAGAGTACGATAAAGCACCTAAGTACAATATTGATTGGAGTAAATTTAGTGACTACGAAAAAACAGACACAACCAGCGGAAGCCAAGAGTTCGCCTGCTCCGGTGGATACTGTGAGATCGTTGACGTATCGGCGTGACCATCAAACAGGGCTCTATTACATCACAGAAAACGGTGTTGACTTAGATGTAGGCGGCTTTACAACACTTGCAGACGTTAATAATAAAATTGGACAACTTAATAAGGAAACAAAATAATGGACTTTTTTCTCACATTCCTCGGCGGCACTATTGGTGTTCTCTTTGGTGCATTTCTCGTGAAACTTTATCTGGACTGGAAAGAGCGTAAAGAGCAGAAAGCTTTTAACGAGTACCTCGCTCAGCTTCAGAAAGAACTGGATGAGCTTTATAAGCAACCAGATGAAGTTACTAAACCGATCATCTCTGACCCACCGGAACCAGTTGATCGTCCTCTGTAAACAAAATAAAACCCCCTAAGCGTAATTGCCTAGGGGGTTTCTTTTTTATTTCTTTTTACCAGCTTTTTGTCCGGGCTTGTACCCATGCTTTCTTTCAAAAGCTTTATTCTCAATAATAAGTTTAGCCATATCTCTATCACGTCTGATTGGAGACTTAAGCATATTATTGGCAGTACCGGGCCTATTAGACTCTAGGGAAGCTTTAAGATGGAAGTTGTAGTCATCCATTCTACGATTAGTTTCGTAGATTTCTTTATTACTCTTTGGGGTCTTCTTTTTGGGCATCTTTAATTTCTTTCTTAAGATAATCATTAAGAACATCTTTAAGGGTTTTGTTCTGCATAGCAGCTAAGGTTTTAGGACCAACAGCAGCACCAAGTACAGCAGCAATAAACTTAAAGGCTTCTAACATAGGAGTAGCCGCAGCTACTGCACCGAACACTGTACCAAGAATAATAGCAGCTACCGGGTATTCCATATTCTTTTTCCAACCACCGATAAACAAACCAGCAGCAGTTACAAGAATACTAATTATTAAAAATTCTAAACTATCATGAACTAACGTGACAATCTTATTCATCCAAATCATCTGTTAAATACCAGTCTACAAATGTGTTATGTCGAGTAGCACACGTAAAGTATTCTTTACCCCAAGAGCCACCAACGTTGTTTGTTATATACTCCCACTGAGACTCGGGGGAAAGTTCTAACCATTGCTCTTCTGTAATCATAAGCTTTGGAAGTTCCGTTGGACACTTCGTTACATATTCAACAGGTGCCTCTTTCGGCAATGTTTTTGTTTCAATCACTTGCGGCGGCTGCGATACTGTTGAACACGCCGACAGTGCCAGCATAGTCAGCCCTACAATCGCTACCGACAATAACTTCTTTACCAAGGGAGTTCTCCACTGACTGTGCTAATTCATAAAATTGATTGTTAATCTTACCTGAAAGGATTTGATTTGAACGACGATTCTCTTCTTGCTGAGCAATCTGACGATCTGATATCAGACGAAGCTCCTCAATTACCCGATCTTTACTTTGACTTACACTTTTTGTGTACTCTGATTGAGCAAGTTCGTAACCATCTGAACGACCCGCTTTATAAGACAAACCCGCTAACGCTACAAGACCTAGTAAACTTAGAGTCACAAGTAGGGCATTTGTCCTTAGTTTTGCAAAAGCGGATACAAGAAACGTTAGCATCCTACCATACTCCCCATTCATAAAGTTTACCATTTGCTTTTCGAGGTCTAAAGTCTACATGTATGAACGTAGCATATCTTCCTATACCACCCGCTCCACATTTCTTGGCTATAGACTCAAGCTCCCGGCCCATCTCCTTGTCCTTGATGTGGATATCAAAGGCAAGACCAAGGGTATGTTGACTATTGGGCTCACCCCCGATCTTTTTGTTATAGGCGACATCACGATACGCAGAGTTAATCCTAAGTGGTTTCTTGTAGATGTCTCTCATAGCTTGGAGGGATTTGAGTGCGTGCTTAACCACGATGATAGAACCATCACCGTTAGACGCCAACTCTTTTGGTGAGAAGTTGGGGGCAAGCTTATCCCACTCGCCCCTGTCAACCTCAGACCAATGCTTTGCAATGATCTTATCAGTCATATTTAGTTTTTCCTATCATACTCTGTTCCACGGAGTCCCTGCCATTCATCAGCAAAGTTTTTACCGGGTTTGTTTCTTTGTTTATAGAGCTCAAGGAACATTTGATCTTGAAGCTCAGGAGTAAACGTTTCTGTTCCGTCTAGACCCATGTCTTTCATAAGACCTCTAAGAGTAGACCCTACAATCTGATAACGACCTAATGGAGTACTTGGACCCATCTCAGGATCGGGTCGGTTCTTAGCAACATATTGTCCATAGTCACCGGAAGGTTTAGTAAACTCAAGAAGTTCATTAAGAGTCATCTGAGTTACATCAATGTTACTAAATTCAGATTCCTCAGTTCTTCCCCAAAGACGGTTATAAGCCCCATCTCCTGTTTCTGTTTCATCAATCTTAGCCAACAGTGGTGCTAATTTAGGATCAGCAGCTACCGCTTCAGTAAGAGTTGTTCCCATTACAAATGAACCTGTTCCAGATGTATTAACTTTTCCAAGGTCTTTCTTGAAGAAGTCTTCTACAGTTTTAAGTTCTGCGTAGAAGGGGTCATCTACTGGCGTCTCTTGTTTAAGCTGGTCAATCATAGTTTGCATCTTGGTCCAAGGAGTCTTAACGGGCTTTTTTGATTCAGTCGGCTTCTTAACCTCTTTATCTTTTGTCATTTCCTCTTTAACAGCTAAGAGGTTCCCAGTAGCTTGTTGCATAACAAGAACAGGGCTTACTGTTTGATTCCAACTATCGGTTTGTTCTGTAAGACCAAGAATTTCATCCATTAAGTCTTCAGAGTTCATACCATCTACAATTGCTTTACGACGAGAAAGTTCAGATGTTCCAGCCGGGAAAGCTTTACTGTCTGT